AAATTAGCAAGCCCTCCAGCAGCAGGCGTTCCTGCGTTAATTACCATTAAGATTTTTCTTCCTACTCCTTCTAAGTCTGTAATAGCACCTGTTTCAACATCTACCGCTAATGCCTCTGAAGGAATAAAAGCTATAACAGTTGAATTGTTTAATAAATCTTTTGCGTTCATAATTTTTTACTTAGTTTTTAAGATACATCGTCAAGAACAACAAAGGCATTTTTCAAAGCACACTGTCCATCGACTCTCTTTACGAATCTAAATGTAGTTTCGTCGTATCTGAATCTGTCGTGAATAGAAGAAGCTACTGATAATCCTCCTCTGTCACCAACATAGTAAGCTGAAAGGTTTCCTAACACAATGTCTCCTTTACTTCCTACTGCTGGCAATTTGTCAGTCAAAGCGTAAGGATATCCTAAAATGGTTTTAGGAATTCCGGCAGCAATACTGAATCCCGGAAGGAATAATGGAAATCCTTCTTTTTGATCAACTGCAGCACCTGTATAAATACCACTTTTGATATCAAGAATTTCTGTCAAAGCAGCTTTGGTAAGTATCCACATTGCTCCAGCGTCAGCCCAAGCAGGTAGATCCTCAATCATATGCTTCAAATCTTCATACACAATACATCCTGCACCTTCTCTTGGTCTAGAAGTTCCGCAGTTAACAATACCTAAAGGTTTCTTCATTCCGTTTCCAACTAAGAACTGTTTATCTTCTTCGTAAGCAATCGCTTCTCCAAAAATTCCGACTAAGAAGTTAGCTAAGTTAACAGCTGAATCATTGAGCAAATCATCAGAGACAGGACAAAGTCCAATCATCTTTCCGAGCTTCAATGTAATTCTGCCAAACTTTGGTTGACTCTCTTCTTTTTCATCACCCTCATCTCCTTCCCAACGAATATCTATCCCAGCAAACTTGTAATTTGACTGGTCTAATTTCGGAAGGGTCAATGTGTTGCTTTTCATTGGAATTATCCTTGCTTTTGGTCTAACAATAGCAGCTTCCGTAGCAAACCTGATAACCTCTGCTTGAAACTCCTCTGGAACGAGGAATCCTCCAGCAGTATCGTCGCTTTCTTGAAGTGCTTTTGTCTTTGACAAGACTCCGTCTTTGGCTAATTCTCTAACGCCTAAGATAAAGTTCTCCATTTTGCCAGAAAGTTTAATGAATGGTCGAAGTTTCCTCATATAAGGATCAACCTCCATTACAGATCTTTCTGCATTAGCTTCTTCTCCAATTATTTTTGTTTTAACCGGAGTAGCTTGAATGGCTTTCACAATCTTATCCATTTTAGCATCAAGGATCTTGCTTAATCTTTTTTCCTCCTTGATATCTTCTTTTTCTTTTTCAGTACCTTCTGGTTCAACAAACTTCTCGCCTTCTAATAAGACGTAGTCGTTTGCAACTTCTGATTCTGTTCCGTCTAATTTTATAATTTTCATTTTTGCCTTAATTTTCTTAATAATGCTTCAATCGCCTTATCGGCTATCCGTAAAAGTTTTATTTCAGCTTCACGGTGTTTTTCCGCTTGGCTCTTTATTTTCTTTTCGGGTTTACGACCTTTGGTATCGTTAGCCAGAGTAGCATCTGTTTTAGGAAGTATTCCTTTCAAGACGCTTATAGCTTTCTCTGTCTCCGATATAAAGTTTTTAACTTTATTTAATTGATTAGTTGTTAATTCTTTTCCTGGACCTGGACGTTCTACTCTTCTCATTTTTCCTCCGCATTCAGAACATTTGATGTCCGCACAATGTTCCTCTGAAGTCATTTTATGTTTACAATCTAAACATTCACAATCGTAAGTTTTCTTTTCTTCTTTGATCTCTGGTTTAACTGGTTCTGTTTTTTCTTCTGTCTTGACTTCTTCTTTTTCCTTCTCTTTTGGATTTTCTTTTATCTTTTCCTCCAATGCTTTTGTCATCAAAGCAAGGTTCATCTTTTTGGCTGATACTAATGCTTGAGGTAATGCTGGCACACTAACCCAACTAACTTCTAATAGTTCTTGTTTTGTAAACTTCTGCCCGTATTCATTGTCATACATTCCTTTTTTAATCTCCTCATCGGTTGCTCTGCGATACATCTTGCCTTCTATGTCTATGTTTCCTTTTTCATTTTCAACTAATGGCATAAAGCCAACACTTACAGCATTTAAAAAGCCCCCTTCAACAAGAGTTCTAAGTTCTTGTGCAAAGGGAGTGTCAGCCCATTTTCCTTTTATTTTTAATTCCTTGTCTTTTTCAATCCAAACCTTCTCGGCTTTTGCCACTGGCGGAATCGCTACTCCTCCAAAAAAACCTCCTGTGCTGTGAGACCATAAAATCACAGGGTTCTTTTTGTAGTTTTTCAAATACCAACCCTTAGGGTCAATGGCATCTCCTAACCTATCAACCTTCCCAGAAGAAGCTACCACCTCAAAAATCCCTTCGTCTTCATTTATTGTTCTGACTTCGGCTTGTAAAAACTTTTTTATCATAATTCGTCCTTAGATTATTTAATTTTAATTAGACTTTTTATCTTTGTCAAGTAGTTATTCCACAACAGGAATTACAGTGCAACGGCAATTTATTATTTCGTCTCCTGATCCCGACGGATCGCCAGGAAACATAAGCCCATTTGAAAACTTTTTATTCAATTCCACAACCTCTCCGTTCATCGCTGCGTGTGAATCTCTGACATTAGCATCCATTGTCGCGAGCCACTCCTTTTTCTCAATAACCTCGCTCTGTATGTATGCCTCCAGCTCTGCGGAATTAGAAGCTGATATTACTTCTGTCCGTGCTATCCTCTCAGATTCGTATTTTCTCCTTGTCTTGAAAACTCCTGAAACTCTGTCTGAAAGTTCTGGCACTCCTTCCCCTGCTGCTATTCCTTCTCCCAATTCTTTTCGTAGTTTCTTTTTAGTTGTTGCGTTAATCTGTTCTGCGAACAACATTGATTTTTTGTCAATGTTTTCTATCACTTCTGCGGTCAACTCAAACTTGACTCCGATAAACTCGCCTGCCCTCCTTCCTCTACGTTCTGTAATATCCGTGAAGATTGGAACTGCTAACTCAAAGAAGATTCTATTCTCTATGTCCCAATTAACCAAATCTGGAACTGCTTTTGTTAAACTCTTGCCCGTGAACTCTGACTCCAGCGCTTCCTTGATCCTGCGTTCCTGATTTTTAAATAATGTCCTTGCAAATACTACAAATAGTTTCTGGTCGTTCGTCAAGATGTTGCTGTGTTCCTCCCACCATTTCTTTTAATCGTTCCTGCTCTTTTTCCTCTTTGTGGTTTTCGTATTGCTTCTCCGTAATTCCTTTTACTTTCATATACTTTGTTCCTCCCTCCGCACCACCAACAGGAGCCATTGTAAATGGTAAATAAAAATCCCAGCCACCTTTCAAAGCAGGCAACCCTTCCCTGTCCCTAACTTCGTTTATCAGCATCCAATTATTTTTTAAACCTGACTCGTATTCCTTTACTACCGCTTCCCTGTTTTTTGGCGCTGGATCGTCAAAGTCCAAATATAAGTCCTCGCCAAACTCTGGCACTAAAAACTCATTCAGCGTCTCAACCATAGACCTGTCCTTTGGCTCAATGGTCTCTGATAAAAATGTATAAATCTGTGCCTCTGCTTCTGCTCGGTTCATTCCTTTCATTCCAAGTACGTGTTTTGGAACTCCAAATGCTGCCAAGATCTGTTCTGTTGTAGTCTCTGTCAATTTATCAAACTCCATATCTTTCATTGACATCATCAATTGTTGGAAAGTCACCTTGCCTGAAAGAATTCCTAACTTGTGAGCATTCTTATAACCTTGATACTTATCCTCCCACTTTAATCTAAACTCCTCTTTCTCGGTTGGCGTCATTGCTGTCTCGGTAATCATTAGCGTGTCTGGTATAGCAGAGTTATTAAAAAAGTTCATATTCCAACGAGTCGCATAAATTGAAGTCCTGATTACATCCATTGCGGCTTTTACTGTTGGCAATCCGTAAATAGAACTTTTTGGATTTGTAGTTTTAAAATGTATGATATCTTTTGGCGCGAAGGTCTGAGTTATTCCGTTTGGCAATCGGTATTCATAGGACTTGATATACTCTTTTTCATCCTGCTTGATCGTTACCCAGTCGGGTCTTAAAGCCCAAAGCTCTAAAATCTTAGTGCCTCCTTCTGCTCTGACTTTATACCAATAAGCATTTCCTAAAAGCTCAAGATATGTCTGGGTCAAATCTAACATCTGAAACTTTGTCGTG